CTATCGTAATAATATAATTATTAAAAAACGAGAGATAGACAATATAGAATTCTTTAAAGGTGAAACTTTAATTGAAACAGATTTAAATAATCTAACTGTAGCCATTAGTAAAGATATAGCCTACGATTATCAAACTGACAACCCACCTTTCGATCAATTACATGTACTTACTGCAGCTGACGGTTATCACTATACTGCCCATTCGTTTATAAATGGCCACCGTAAAAGTGAAAATATTATTCCTGGATTCGATCTACTTATATTAGATTGTGATGGTGACGTTAAAATGAGCACAGTTAAAGTATTGTTAGAAGACTATACTTTTTTAATGTCTACCACTAAAAGACATACTGAACAGGTAAATCGATTTAGATTACTATTACCTTTATCACATAGACTTAAACTAAGTACTTACGATTATTCGAGATTTATGCGTAATGTATTTGATTGGTTACCATTTCCTGTAGATGAAGCAGCTAAGGATATCTCTAGAAAGTGGGCTTCACACCCCGGTAAATATGAATACAACCAGGGGAATGTGTTAGATGCAACGTTATTTATACCAGAAACTAAGAAATCCGATGAAATCAAGGCTAAGCTTACAGCTACTGGTGTTGGTAATATTGAGCGTTGGTTTATAAACCATACTACAACAGGTAATCGAGCTAATCATCTCTACAGATACGGGATGGTATTAATAGATGCTGGCTTAGGTTTAGGAGAAATTGTGGAAAAATTAGAAAATTTTAACAGTAAACTGGAAACTCCATTACCTGAGGATCAATTTAGAAATAGTACTGTTAAGTCTATTAGTAAAGAACTAACTAAACGAGGAGAAAACATCACATGATTAACGATCATCTAGTATTAGTATCAGGTAAATCCGCTTCAGGTAAAAGTGCTAGTTTAAGAGCTCTTGATAAACCTGAAGGGGTTATGTATTTAAATTGTGAAAATGGTAAGAAATTACCATTTAAAACAAAATTTAAAGAACTAGTAGTTACAGATACTACTCAAGTATACCAAGCATTTGCTGAAGCAGAAAAACCTGAAATGAAAGATGTACATACTATAGTTATTGATAGTCTTACATACTTAATGGATATGTTTGAAAGTACTAAAGTACTAACTGCTACTGATTCTAGAGCAGCTTGGCAAGAATATGGTCAATACATGAGACGATTAATGGCACAGATAGTAGCTAAGTCTACTAAAAATGTGGTCTTCCTAGCTCATACTTCAGATGTTTTAAACGAATCTGAGATGATTAACGAAACTATAGTTAAAGTTAAAGGTGCCTTAAAGAATGTAGGCATAGAAAGCTTCTTTAGTACTGTTATCTCTACTAAGAAAATGTCTTTAGAGAAACTAAACGATAAGAATGCTAAATCTAAATTATATAATGTTACACCTGAAGAAAAAGATTTAGGATTTAAATATGTATTTCAAACTAGAATAACTAAAGACACTATACATGAACGTATGCGATCTCCTATGGATATGTGGAAAGCCACAGAAACATATATTGATAATGATCTGCGACATGTAATTAATCGACTTCATGAATATTATAAATAAGGAGATCTATGAGCCATCCAGGTAACGATGAAATTATAGACATCAAGCGAGATAGTCAAACTCATCCATTAGACCCAAAACGATACGCATTAATTGATGAGATGGTACATCATGCTACTAAAATGGGTATTGGAGTAGTGCAAGAAATTGCAGAAGAAACTCTTAAAAGAAAACCAGGGTGTACTGTTAAAGAACTTATGAAAATTCTAGATCAATATCTAGAACAACGAAATGACCAAGCTAATACTAATGAATAGTTTTAGCTAATTATAATTTAAATGAGAGGAAAGACTTATGAGTGAATGGAAACTTCCAGATGATGTAGTAGAACCTTCTATTGAAGGAGCTGGCGGAGGAAACTTTTTGTGGGAATCCGGGGTATATGATACCCATATTAAACTAGCTTATTTAACTCAAACCGCTGGTGGTGCTTACTTTTTAAATGTAGAACTTGAAAAAGCTAGTGGAAATTTTGGACGTATCAGAGACAAGTGGTGTGTTAAATCTGGTAACGAAAAAGGTAACAAAACTTATTATGTAAGCAAAGATGGTAAGAAACAGCCTTTACCCGGATATCAAACTGCTAAATCTTTATGTTTAGCTGTAACCGGAGAAGATTTCGATACTAATATGACCAAAGTAGAGAAAAAAGTAATTAAGGTCTGGGATTTCAAAGAAGGAAAAGAAATGCCTTCTGAATATCCAGTAATTACTAATTTGATTAATCAGAAAGTTAAAGTTGCTGTTCGTCAAGTAATTGAGGATAAACGAACTCAGAACTCCAAGGGAGACTGGGTTGCCTCTGGCGACACTAAACCTGTTAATCAATGCCAATTCTTCGGTAATATAGATACTGGTAAAACTGCTGAAGAGCTTAAAAATAATAAAGATGCTGTTGCAATGGATAAATGGGCTACTAAGAATACCGGTATGGTCGTAGATAAAAGTACTAAGGGTTCTAAAGCACAAGACTCTGCTGCAGACATAATGGGAAATAATCCTCCTGCTCAAGGATCTTTGTTTGATAAAGAACCTCCTATTTAATGCTTATCGCAGGCATTGATCCGGGGGCTAATGGAGCAATCGCTGTTCTGGATTCAAAGAATCCAGACAGCGTTGCTTTGTTAGATTTAAAAAAATATAGTGTTTATGAGACTATTAGATGGATACACCATAATTTCAAAATAGATGTTGTTTGGCTAGAAAGTGTACATTCATTATATGGAATGTCCGCAAAATCTAATTTTGGATTTGGTAGAAATTTTGGCATAGCATTTGCAATTGCCGGAGTAGCAGTTTCCGGTGGGCCTGTTCAACAAGTTACTCCTAAGGTATGGCAAAAATACATAGGCGTAACTGCTAAAGGTAAAGCTGTTAAACAACAAGTAGCTAAGATAGCTCAGTACTTGTATCCACAAGCTGAATTACATGGTAAACGAGGAGGCTTACTTGATGGGAGATCAGATGCTTTAATGATTGCCTATTATGGACTTCATAATAAGGAGAAAGTATGAATATAGATATAGAAGCTATTGCACGTGAAGAAATACGTAATCTTATTAGAGAACAACTTAATATTGGTAGTGCTGTAAAGGAATACAAAGAAGATATTAAACCTGCAGTATTTCAAATTGAGGAATCTAAGTATGAATACGAATTCCCACGCGAAGGTAAAACACGCCGTAACGCAGAAGAAATGGCATTACACAAGCAGGAGAAAATACTTGAACGTAGACTTACTCCTGAGGAAAAAGGAGAAATTAAAGCTCAACTTCACATGGATGACTCGGCTGAAAATGAAGCTAAAGAGGAAGCTATTAAAAAAGCACGAATAGATAAAATAGCAGCTGAAGGTATGGCGGCAGCTAATAAAGAACTCGCTGAAGAGGCCCAAAATACCGAGGGGGTAGAGGTCAAAGAAGCAAAGATAGTGGACTCAGCGGCATCTGACGAGGCCCAAATTCCTAAAACTGGTGATTTACCTATGATTAACCCTTCTTTATTCAATAAATCCAATGACTGAACAATTTAGTAGAGAAACCTATTTTAAGACTTTAAAAATAGTTGAAGAACTTAAAGCTGAAAAAGAACGGGAAAAAAGAGAAGCTGAGGAAGCTGATGAAATACTACGAGGATTATCTTTACCTAATTCAGATAGTACTACAAAAGAACCATTTACAAAAAAACTTAAGGCTTTCTTAATAGCTGCTTTAATACTAGCAGTAGCCTTAATTATCTTGGCAGGCTCTGTAGTGATTATTCCAACTGTACTAGTTATGATAGTGTTCTATTTATTATTTTATGCTGCAAAGACATCAATTAAATAGATCCCTACCTTCATTCTTTACTATATCAAATAAGGTAACGTTATTAGCTTCATCAAATAGATCATCTGTTTGAAGCAGATTTGGAGTAAATCTACCTGCTAACCAGGAACTATTTACATTTCCTAATACAGATATACCAGTAGTATGCTGGACTGCAGCTGCTAGTGCTACTCCTGTAGGACTAGATGCAGCTAATTTTCTAGATGATCTAGCATTACGAAGATAGTAAGAAAGGAATGACGTGGCTCCTACAGCTTCTAGTGCTTCTAATGCTGGGACAAGAGCTTCATCAAATACTACAAATCCATCTAAAGATTCATGCATTACATCATTAAAAGGTCGTCCTTTTACTTTAGTACCATGCTCAATCATTACGTACCGAGCTAAGAAATCTGTTAGCTGCACTACATGACGAGCATATTGGTAAGGCTT